GCAGCATTAGCGCCCTGTGCTTGGCCTTCAGTTAAGATATAAAGATTAGCTTTAAAGTCACTGCCAAATTGTTGACGCAATAATAGATTATGCAGATACACTGCAATCTCAGTCTGTCCTGCGGTTGCATAATCAAAAATACAGTCGATACTGCCTGACCCGGTAATTAAGGTGCTGTATTGATTCCTAAATTCATCGCCTAAACTAGAAGTATCAACAGCTTCGCGATCAGTTGATAACTCGAACCGTATAATATTTGCTAATAACCTAGGCACTGAATTAAGGATTTTGCAGCTAACAGCAATGTTTGCGCCAGGTACAGCTAGGGCGACTCTATTATTTGAAGTGCCAGCAATAGCATCGGAATACGTATTATATAACCGCAAACCGCCAAGCTGGTCTACATTAACAAACCAGTTACCCTTACGATACGCCCACCCTGATACAAATGATAATGTAGAAGCGCTGCTAAATTCTACAAAATCACCTGTTACAAAAGCACCAAAGCTAAAATCAAAGCTAAACATTCCTAGAGTTGTATTAACATCAACAGCCCTAATGGTGCCTGTAATCGTATCACCGCTATCTCTGATAAGTTCTACATTGCCTGCATTGCCTAGGTAAACGGTCATAGCGTTACGCCTGTTGGTGCGCCAGTAAATTGGAACTGGATGCTAGCCTGCATTACTTCACCAACAGCACAACTTAATTCTGCGCTGGTAATGATGCAATTGCCTTGAATAAGCTTGGTGCCCCAACCAAGTTTGATACCTAATATGTCGGATTCACTAACTACAGCAGTTTTTACCACACGCTCTAGCAGTGAAACCGGCGCTGAACCATAATAAAATACAGTGGCACTACCGCTTATAGTTCTAAGCCCTGGAACATAGCTGCGGTCACTTTCGGTTAATACTGTGGTCTCTAGCGTATCAACCGTGGCTGATATACTCCAGTTGCTTACCTTGGCTACTTGTGTGCCGTTATAGGTTAAGGTGCCGTCCTTACCGCTGTAATAGGTCATTTGTCAAGCACCCCAATCAATTTTATTGTAGCCGACATGCGGCCAGGCTTTACACTGTTGAACTGCGGCGGTTCGGCATAACGATATTTCATACCAAATGGTGTAGCGGAGAAGCGGTTTGTGGTGCCGCTTGCTATACCAGCATGGAATCCTGGGTTGCCGCTATGCGTTAAGGAGTTAGCTGCCACATCAAATACGCCTAAGGTGCCACGGCAACTGTGGTAGTGGTCGTAAATTAAAGCTGCATTGGCATCAGTAATATTATCAAACGATAGTGACAGTTCCATATTGGCACGTTGGTTGCCGTATTGAACTCTTACCTCGACGCCATCTTGCGCTTTAAACGTAGTGCCTGGGAAATCACCAGCCGACAACGACCTGCTGGTAGCAGCAATATTTGGGAAGCTAGGGCCTGCAAAACTCATTGCTCGTTTTCAACCACGAATTGGCTGTCCTCTAGGTTTAAATAGGTGATCCTGCCGGAGCTGTCGATTGGTACATGGGTGCCGGTGATTTCCACCATGCCCTCCTCATCATAACTAATCAGCTCCGCTTTATACATATAAGCGCTAACGGCATTTGTGTACACCGTAAACACCGCGCCAGCAAATGTGGCTGAGGTGAAGCCATTNGCATCGACTGTCATGGTGCCAGTNTGCACTTCAGTTAGCCCTGACCGCCACCAATAAACTGAGTTTGTACCAGATAATCCCGTGCTTGAAATCACCTTGCCATCATCCAAAACATAACCATTTTCAAACTGGTCTACATGTCTGGCTTGGCTTGCAACTTTAAAATACGCGCCAGGTGCTAATGCTAAACTTTCGGGGAATGTTTTNAATGTAATCGTATGCGTTACATGACGACGTGTTTGNATTAGTAATTTAGCAAAACTAATCGCATGTGTTTTNTTAGTGCAGAAACCAGTAAAATCAACAGCTTCTACTTGCAGCGACCTATGGTCTGGGTCATTTGGCCTAACTAAAATGTTGCGTGTTTCGGCAAAGCCATCTTCCACTTCATCACGTACCGTAATTAATACTTGCGGTGCAATACGTTGCTCGGCTGGATACCAGCTTACCTGCAATGAATCCTCAATAATATTGCCATCGGTAAATAGCGCCGAGATTTTAGGCAGTCTTTCAAAAGCACCAAAAACTGAATATCCAGTAAGCCCTTGCGTTGGTGATACTGGGAATGTAGGTTGCAACGATATTTTACCACCTAAAATAAGGAAATCCAAAAAGAAGTATGGGGCATGTTCGTATGCCCAATCACGTACATTAACAGGTGAACCTATCACACCATCGTAAAACAATTGATTCTGGATGCAGATTTTACTTGCGGCTTGGAAGCCATCCCAATCAATCATACTTTCTGGTATTAAATTGTTAGCCCCTGCTGCTGGGGCGCGTAACAAATGACGCAATATTTCAGGGAATAAATGCGTTGGCCCTGTTATAGAACCTGGCGATGAATAGCCGCTAGTGTTACCAGTTTCTGGATCTACCATTCGGATTACATTAATGCCTTGCTTTGCGTAATAAGTAAAATTATTAAAATCGTTCCATTCCTTGCCGCTGCGTAATTGCAATCCTATCAACGCCATATTATCGTAAATTGGAGTAGTTCTNTTTTGCCGNTGCTCNTTAACGTAAACGACTTGATGNTCTGGCCCNTTNTGATGGCTGCCTTCTTGCTGGTCGTATAAATAAACATCCGCTACAGCATCATAATTTTCAGCTACAGATTGACCTTGAGTAGTATCAGCTATTTCTTGCACTATCAAATCAGGCAAGCTAATACCAATGCCTTGAACTCGTACCACACTGCTGCCTGCTCTATAACCAGAACCTCTATTTGCTGGCACTACATAAGCGGTGTAAATATTTTGCTCTGATGATGTCAAATCTAACAACGAATATTCAAAGTTACTCGGCGGCATCGCAGAACCAGCAGGCTTTTTAAATGCATACTGGCCTGATGTTCTAGTGCCGTTATTATTGCCTGTCACGGTAATAACCGCTCCAGGTACAGCAGAGCAAGACCACATATAACCGCCTAATGTATAACCTTGCTGCTCGCCAAAAGGTGTAGTTGAGGCTGATGTTAAATCAAGCTGCACCTGAATCTGCATCCCTGGGTCAAGGTCAAAACCTGGTGGGGCATAAGAATAGAATGCGGTGCCCGTAAAACGTTCCCCTAAACCAGTTGGTGATGGCGCTCCTAAAACATCAATATGTAACCATTTCATTGAAAAGCTATCAGAACCTGCTTTTGCAATAGCTGTGAACTTTTGAGTGCTGCTGCTTTCTGTTGCTGTTACGCTTACAGTTAAGCCACTGCCAGGGCCACTGATGGTTGTAGTAGCGAATGTAGTCGCTGCTTGTTCGGCATTTGTTAAATAATTAACTGCGCCTAGTGATTGAACAGCTCCTTGCTCAGGCTTTCCACCAAAGAACATTACGCTATTGGTGCCCATCGATTGCGTTATCACTTCTGTTGAACCTTTATAACTAATCTCGAATCCACCGTTATTTATGTAAACGCCATACTTTTCTAGCCCTCCTGATCTAGCATCTAGAACTCTGGTGCTTATGCCTGTCGATACATTAAGAATTGATCCACCCGCTAGTGGTCTTAATCTTATTTCGTATTGCACATCATCTCTTGGAAATTTAATGCGTATAAAATTAAATTGGTCTACAGGTGTGCGACCTCTTACGCAGAACGGCCCGGCGCTATCTTCTAAAGTAATCCAAGCTTCAGTTCCCTTTTCTCTTATCTGCAACCTAAAGAAAGAATACCTTAAGCCGTATTCACTATATTGTCCAACGATATAATTATTACCGCCTGCTTCAATTGCAGCAAGTGTCGTTTCAGCCGGTTGGCTTGAGAAGTTACTCATGCCATTAAACCGCTTCCATACTTGCGATTTAATGCCAATTTCAACTTGGTTTAATTTACGTGTTGTAGTTATATTGGCAACAGCTAGTTTAAGCAATGTTGCGCCATTGCAGGGGTTAACATATTGCGCTAAATTCCTAGAGTTAAAATCTGGCGCATGTATTATGATTTGCTCTGATGCCCTTCGTACTTTGCCTGCTGTTAAAGCTTTAAAGAAATAAGCTTTTGGTGCTGTAGGACTCCATATTGTAGTGGCAGGATAGGAGCCAGTGCAAACAGCTTCTACTTCATGTATTAGATAAGTTTCGCCGGGGATCAATACTTCATCACATGATATACGGTAATTATCGTCTTTTGTCGCTATATCCTGAACGCCAAATTCACCGAATGTATTTGGTATATTGCCGCCATACATCCAAAATTCAATTACTGAACCGATTGATACATTTACATCTTGCCACCCAGTGCTGTGGGTAGCATTATCTACTTTCATTATTCCTGTACGGCTAGCATAATGAGATTCAATTTTATCGCGTTCGTTGTTTGCTTTACGTGCTGCTTCTGTTTCTTTTTGCCATTGCTGTAGAGCGCCTGCTACATCTCCTCCAGTACCTGGATTTACAAATGGCGGAAATGATACCCTTACTCGTTTATATGGCAGCCGCCAATCTTGTGCATTACGCAATGGCTCTGATACGCCAAATTGCGTCATTGTTGTAGGTATCCTTACACCGCTAAATAACGGTTGCATGCCAACATTAGAATAATCAGCTAGGAATACATCTGTACCCCGCGCTGCTAATTGACCTCCTTCTGGCACTTTATTTGCTGTTGTTAGTCTGCCTTCGCCTGCAACACCGCCTTTAAAATAAACAGCAAATTTATTTTCTTGATATGCTCTGATTAAAGTATCGCCGATTGCAAAGCCTTTTATGCTTGGTATTGTTGCTAATACACCA